TCCTAGGAGGAAAAATGAACACAGAACAACTAAAGGCAGTACTTGCATCATACGGACGTTCAGTCCTTGCATCAGGTCTTGCACTATACATGGCAGGCGTAACAGATCCAAAGGATCTATGGACTGCACTTGTGGCAGCAGTAGCGCCAGTGGCGATTAGAGCGATTAACCCTAACGACAAGGCTTTTGGTGTACTACCAGATGCTAAAGAGGTAGAGAAGGCTCTGAAGGCTGCTAAGGCACCTGTAAAGAAGAAGGCACCTGCTAAGAAGGCAGCGCCAAAGAAGTAATATTTACTTACAGAATTGCCAGTCTAGAGATAGGCTGGCTTTTTTGTTTTACGAGTTAATTAAGTTTATGTATTTATCTTTTAATGACTCTGTTGAAAAATTAATAAACCCAAGATCAAAGGCTTCTTGCTTAATTAAATTATCTTTCTTTTCCATGTAGTCATCAATTGTTTTTGCAAGGGATTTTGGATCAATATCATATACATCAATAATAGCCTTAGCCTTAAACTCATCAATCTTGCTTGCCTCTACCGTCCACTTATCTGGAAGAATCACGTTGTTTGGAGAAATGCGGGGCATAAAAACAGGTAGCCCACTAAGAAGAGCCTCATTCATAGGTAAACATAATCCAGCATACCTTCTAGGTAATACCATTGCATCGTACCCAGAGTAAAGATCTTCTGGTTCTTTTGTTGTACTAGTCTGAATAGTTAGTCTTTCATTAGCACTTCTGATACCTAAATCAGTTTGAGTTTTAATTACAACTTCGTAATCTCCAGTAGAATACTTAAGCATTTCTATAACAGAATTAGTGCCGTTTCTATCTTTAACTGCAGCCTTACCACCAATATGCAGGATGCGATTATGAATCTTTGACATATTATTTTCTTTTGCATTCTTAAAGTTTTCATGGTTTGTTGGTGGTGGTAGATAAACAACCCTGCATTTATCACCAAATCGTTCAACTATTTTATCCATATTCCACAGGCTAGGCGCAACAAGAACATCTGGAAGTGACCACTCTGTGTGCACAAGGTTTCCAAAGAATTCATAATTATATTGAAGTATTGTTTTAACTCCACGAGATCTTGCTATGTCAATAAATCTTGGACTATAAAATGTTTCACAACTAATAACTACGTCAACATCTGTAATAAAGTTTGCTATCTCAGCAGTTGTTGGAAAGCCTTTTAGTGTAGCAGTATAGTTATATCCATCGTACCAATCAAAATGTTGTTTATTTTGATTAAAGAACCTTGAGTTAATAAGCATAACCTTATCAGGGTTTAACATATTAACCAATTCCCTGGTTTGATTACCAAGACCAGTGTCATCACATCTTGCAATTATTCCAATTCTCATTCAGAATACCCCCAAATAAGATCATCACTAGTGTACTTTCTTGTTCCTTGACGACCATCTAAGTGATATGATCTTTTTATATTTCCTTCTGGATGATATATCCACAACTTATGCTTATTCCATCCATCTTCAGAGAATACTTCATATGGAGAAATATCATCTTGAATTCTTCCATGCGTTGTATCTTCAATAAAAGCAAAATCTTCTACCTCTGCAAGAATAACTTTTCTATAGTATTCAACAGTGGAGAGGTGTGGCCTTTGACTCCACTGAGACGTTTTCATAAATCCATCTTCCAAACCAAACATTAAATGATTGTGTGCTTCAGGTATTGATGATTCAAAATGAAATCTTATTGTATTTGCTTTGCCGTACTCAATCATATCTAAACACCTGTCCCAATCAATCTCAACATCAGGTGTAAGTGGAGCATCTCCCTCAACATAAAGAAGACAAGATGTATTTATAAGGTTGATAGTCTGTTTTAACATTGTGCTTTGATGACTATGCTTATCAAATATAATTGGCAAAACATTTTTATATTCGTGAAGACACTTCCATAAAATTCTATTTTTGTATTCATCATAATCTTGTTTGCGATGTAACTGTTCTCTTCTTAATCCATCAATCTGCATTATGATTTCATTATTAGGAAAATGATGTCTAATAGAGTTAATGGTCTCATCTATCATTTCTGTACTTGGGTGCCCAGGAATTACTGATGTTGCAAGAATAATAGTTACATCTCTTTTATGCATTTATCTGCCTCATAATCTTAATGCCTAAATCTCTTTTTTGTTTGATCCACCAACATACAACCTGATGCATATTATTTGGATAACGATCTAATAGTTCTGGAACTAACTTATTAAGTTCATTCCAGTTTGATACATATTTAAATGGAAGATTAATTCCAAACATGTCCTTATAAAAATCTGTTTGTATTCCTTTTGGATCTAGTGTATCTGCTACTGGTAGTGTCAACAACTCTATTGACTCAAAAAATCTAAATGTATCTATTACTGCTGCTCCAGATGGACATGGTGCAATCTTTGCACTTGCAAGTTTGGCATAGTAGTCTTTTGGTTTATCTCCTTGTGAAAAGCCTGCTGTTGGCCCATATAAAGAATTTTTTAGGGTTGGCATAACATTAGATAACTCTACCCTTCTTTGGTGAGTAATCTGTCCACCAAAATAAACATCGTATTCTTTTTCTTTGTATTCTGGAGCATTATCACTTAAGTGCTGTGGAACACCTATTGGCATTTTGTTATATGCTGAATGTTTTTTATGAGGGTATTGAATCCATATCTCAATATTTGGATGACTAATTTTATCTACATCAAACCTAGCATTCTCATCTCCATTAATAAATAAAACAACTCTAGATATTTTACTTAATTCTTTAGACAGTATATTTTCATTTCCAGCAGTTTGAGGTCCAGGAATTACAACAAAGGCTCTTTCACTTTCTGGAATCTTTGTAACTTTTATTTGATTAATTTCGTACTTATCAAATATTTCTTTTATTAATCCATAGTCCCATTTGTCGCTTGCATAATCTTTTCCATCATGAGAATATAGATAAGCATTAATTTGATTCATAGTATAAATGAACCTCATGTTGATAGTCTAAAATTGTTTCAGTATATCCTAATCCCTTGATCCATTGTCTAAGATTATATAAAGACTCATCCCATTGCTGCAACATAAACTCTGGGTGTCCAGATAACCAAATCTTTGGCTTATGCTCTCTAAGCACCTTCTCAGCCCCTCCTAGGACCCTCCACTCACTGCCCTCTACATCTAATGAAATGGCGGTAGGTGGCTTAATCCCATGATCATATACACAAGAATCTATAGTAATCTGACCATATGTTTCTCCTTCAAGATATAGTTCTTTAAATCCATGTGCTGCTTCAATTACATCATTAACTTCTGGTGGCCACTCGTTGTAATATATTCTTGAAAGATTGTTTATTTTATCAGATGCAAAACCAGGAATACAGGCAAGTGGTAAATCTAAATTATTTGCACTCCAGAGTAGAGGAAAGTGTGACCAGACTTTAGGGTTTGGCTCAAATACAACTACTTCAGCACCCCACATTTGACATAGAGCAGCGAACTCTCCTTCTTCTGCACCAACATAATACATTACATCTTCAGAAGAAATATGTTTAGACATATGTTTTAGTCTTGGTTTTTCCCAACCATGTGGTTGATACCAATCAGGACGTGCAGCACGATGCTCTGGCAAAGTAATTTCAAACTCACCATTGATTATTACTTTTTTCATTTCTGTCATTTCTGCAACCATTCCATTAGTGATACTTTTGGTATCCATCCAGTTAAATCTTTAAACTTAGAGTTAGACGCAAGAGTTTCTTGTACTTCTCCAATTCTTGACGGGATAAACTTAACATCATTTGAAATCATATTAGCAATATCAATTATAGAATAGTTACTTCCATACCCAATGTTATATACTTCCCCAAATCCATGAGTTACTTCAGATGCAAGGATGTTTGCTTCTACTACATCAGATATGTGTGTAAAGTCTCTACGCTGAGATCCATCTCCAACAACTGTCAATGCTTTTCCTTCATGGTATTGCTTTAAAAATAGTCCTATTACTGGTGCATACTGACCCTTTAGTGGCTGCCTATCTCCATAAACATTAAAATATCTAAGGGAGACAGTCTCTAGTCCATAAAGATTGTAATAGACTCTTGCAAGGTTTTCACCAAATACTTTTGCAGTAGAGTATGGAGTTAGTGGGTCAGATGCTTGTGTTTCTATGTTTGGAAGAATTGCTTTCTTACCATATGCAGATGATGTGCTTGAATAAATAAATCTTTTTACTTTATTAATTCTTGCAAGTTCAATAACATTTGCAGTACCTACAGCGTTTGATTCAATAGACTTTCTTGGATTTAATATTGCAGGCTGTATTCTTGCATCTGATGCAACGTGAAATACATAGTCAATCCCATTAAATAAATGTGCAATTTTTTCATAATCACATATGTCATATTTGTAATTATTTGCTTTTGGATTCCAATAAAACTGTTCATGACATTCTGCTGACTCATTGTCTATACAGATAACTTTGTGACCAAGTTCTATTAGTTTATCAACAAGGTTTGAACCAATAAATCCAGCACCACCTGTGACTAAACAGTTCATTTGATTCCAAGTTCTTCTAGAATTGCAGTCCATCTATGAACATATGTATGTTCTTTTTTTGTACGATTGTGTCCGTTTAACCTAATTCTTTCTCTTACTAAAGAGTTTTCAAGATACTGATCTATCTTATTTGTTAAATCACTAAAGTTTCCATGCTTATAAAATACAACTTCATCAGGCATAAAGTATTCATCTAAGCCCTTAATTTCTGGGTAGATAGTAAAGCCTCCACGACCAGTAGACTCAAACAATCTATCACTAGTGTAATAAGGATATTCAAACCCTATGTTAAGGCTATCTCCAACCGCAATCTTGCTTTTAGCATAGATACGGTTTAATTCATCGCCACGAACAGTTCCAGTATCGCCATCCCCACCAACGTGAAGGAATCTTTTACCATATGTCTTTCTTAAGAAATCAATTAGTTCTGGACGATACTTGTATTCGTGGTGATATCTCTTGCTGCCAACAAAAATAACATCGTACTCAAAGTTTTGTGTGTCGTAGTCTGGGTGGATGTAGCATTCTTTATCGTATACCCCTGCAGGCATGAAGTGGCCTTTTACTGAGGTATTATGATCAAACCAATCAGCCATTAGTTTATCTACAGTAAAGAAGTGTCCAATAGTTCTATAAAAACTATCATGCTTTAAATCTTTCTGGCGATCTAGTCCAAACCATAAGTCTAGATGGTATGTCATTGTAGGGATACCAGCAGCATTTAGTTGCTTAAGAACCTCATCCATCGTAATGTTACCAACAGTTTCCCAGCCGTGTGTGTGTACCCAGATAAATAGATCAGATGCTGATGCCTTTTCTAGGATGGTTTGTGTCTTGGCCTTGCGTTCCTGTAATTTTGTCACGGTATGGCCTAAAGACTCTAGACTACTCGCATGATGATTCTCACTACTATAAGATACTTCAAAATTACCAAGAAAAACTATATTAGCCAAGATTACCCCTTTGTTTTATCTATTATAGCATCCCTGGTAGGATTTGAACCTACGACCTACACCTTAGAAGGGTGTCACTCTTCCGCTGAGTTACAGAGATCTGGTACACCAGATAGGACTTGAACCTATGATAGCCGAATTATGAGTTCGGTGCCTTAACCAACTTGGCTACTGGTGCTTAAGTAATTAATTGCTCTTTCTAATCTATCAACATTATCTTGGAACACACCAAGACCACGATTACAATTGTGACAGATATGTCCTCTAAATGTATTTGTAATGTGATCATGGTCTACTACCCAGATACTAGCATTTCCTCCAGTACCCTTGAGTTCTTCTTCATTCTTTAAACAAATAGGACAGATGTGATCTTCTTCTGGATAGCCCCATACTTTTCTTAATTCTAACCTTTGCTTTGCCAATTTAGAAGCACAAGACCTACACTCTGGCCTTAAATATTTCCCACCAGAAGATGGAGAAAACTGGGACTTATCTAAGTTAAGCCCACATTTGCTACAAACCTTAATTTATTTAACCTTATAAGTCATAACAAAGTAACATGCTACATACCCAGCAATAAATGCAGGGATTAAAAATAAAACATTAATCATCTTCTTCCTCAAATTCTCTAAGGGCATTGTTATTATCATTACAATAATTACAATCACCGTACTCTAATTTATTACCACAATAATTACAAAACATACTTCTCCTAACATATCTATTCTAGCACGTTCCGTGCCTTATTGCAAGTATGGTAGAATTATATGATGTGCACATTTTGTAATGGAATATTAACCCCCATTGTTTACTCTAGGATAGTAGACGATGTTCTGCTTGGTATGCATAAAACTGGACAGATTATTCTCTCAGGTCCAGCAGAGAGGTATTCTGACCATCCTAGATCATACTGTAGGTCATGTCAGGAACCAAGTACTATAGAAGTACCGCTTGATAACGCATTAGTATTAGACTAATCTTTATCTGGAATCTCATCAAACCTACGATAACCCTTTTTAACCATTAGTTTTGCTATTTGAAATGTAGCAAGTAGGTATCCAAATAGACTTCCCCATAATAGTAAAAGTATATTATTAATCATTAGTATCCTCCAAGACACTCGTTGCGTGTGTGAAACAATCTAATCTTTGTCATAATTTTGCGGGATGGAGCAGACAAATCTTCCTTACAAGCACTACACTTATAATCCCACTCCCCAGTAAAGAAATCAAATCTGTAACCCTTAGCCTTAGCATACTTTTTGGCTACAAAGGTTTGAAATGGATCAGGAATCTCTAGTGACTGGATCAAGTCTATCCCAATGTCCCATTAAATTACCAACATATGTTTGTCCAGTTTCTCTATCTATAAGAATCCATTTATCTGGACACTTAGTTTTAACTGTCAAATTTATAGGTTGTTCTAGTTCCTTAAAGTTTTTTGCTTCTCTCATTGATGTTCTTTTCTATGTCTAGACAAACTTTCATTTGCCATTATTCCCCAACGTAAATCCCACTGCTTTTTACAATCTGGACACATAAGAGTTCTACTCATCTTTGTCCCAATATGCTTTACCAAAAGCGTCATAGTCATCCCAGCCTTCATCTGCCATATCAATTCTCATTTGATCTAAATCATTTTTCCATGAATCAATATCTACTGTATAGTATGTTCCCCAACGCTCATATGGTTTATTTAAATACTTCCACATTTTTGAGTGGTATTTATAGCGAAGACCATACTCTTCATCCTCATCCATATTCACACACTTAACAATATGGTTGCCAGCAAACTCTCCACATACATTGCCTATCCATCGTAATGGCCATATTTTAGTTCTCTGTATTTTTGTTGAATGATTTATCATCTTTAGGGACCCACACTTTCTTTCCATCTTTCCATACAGGCCAATAGCCAAGGCTACGCCAGTCCATCTGAGCAATCCTAGGTTCTTTCATCATTCTCCCATAAAAGTAGGCACTTAGTACATTGTATCCCATCTTGCCTCATATACCAAGTATGGCTACACTCTTTTACCATAAGCACACCAAATTCTTCCATCTGTCATGGTTTGATGTAGTTCCCAAAATAATGGATCTTTGTGTGACATTTCACATTTTAAGCATTCGTTTTTATTCAAAGTCAACTTGACTTTCAAACATGTTAGTCATGTAGTTGCCTTCTCCTCTTGCAACCTTTGCTGCAAGCATACGCATACCAACTGCATTTAGTTGGTTATTATCTTCTCCTAAAGGGATAGCCTCAATAGCCCTGGAAATCTCTTCTCGTAATGTCATTTCGTCTATGCTCATATATCAAGTATACCCTTTTCCCTGCGGTATGTCAAGTAGGCCAAACTATCAATCTTAAAACAATTAAGTGATATAATAACTGTATGACCCAACACTCAGTAACTACCCTTAGCAACACTACTGCAACACGCCTTACTCCACTTGGAATACATAGCGGAATGGACATAACAGTCCAAAATGTACATGCTACTGCCATAGTATATATTGGCGGAGAAGGTGTAACATCATCAGACTTTGGCTATAAACTATCAGCAGGTAGCGCAATATCATTTTCTTTGCTTGGCCAGGATTATATTTACGCAATTTCAAATACTAATTCATCAACCGTTGCTGTTATGACTCTTGGATTAGTTCAATAATGGCAAGATTCTCAGGTTCTTCAGGTTCTGGGATCCCAGCCAATATTAGCGAAAGTGAATTATTAACACTTGATGGAGTTGTTTCAGCCATTCAAACACAAATTGATGGTAAGCAGGCAGTTGTTGCAAATGTATCAAACACTGAAATAGGATACCTTGATGGAGTTACTTCTGCTATCCAGACTCAATTAAATGATAAACTTTCAACCTCTACTGCTTCTTCTACATACCAACCAATAGTATCTGGTGTTGATAACACTGAAATAGGATATTTAAATGGAGTTACATCCTCAATTCAGACCCAGTTAGACGCAAAGATCGCAAAGTCTTTAACAACAACCACTGGTGATATTATTTATGCATCAGGTGCAAATACACCAGCAAGGCTCGGAATTGGAAGCACGGGACAGGTCTTAAAGGTAAGTGGCGGTCTGCCTTCGTGGGGAACAGATAATTCAAGTTCAACTTGGACACAGATTGCAACAGGAACAATGTCTGGAAATATTGTTTCAATTACAGGTCTTACATCTAATGAAATAATCATTGGATTTGTTTCTGCAAAATGTGGAAACGGAGATGGAGCAATTTCTTTGGGAATGAATGGTAATTCTGGTTATCAGTCGTGGGCGTGGAGTTCATATCATTTTAATGCAAGAATTGCTGTAACACATTATTTGGGTGGGGAGGCATCAAGCGGAATAACTCCTGTTTTTTGTTATATTCCAAATGCTCAGTCAACACTTATTAAGCCTGTTTTAATGGTTGGAAATAGTGGATATTCTGCTACATATAATATTGGAGGCTCATTTGCAACTGCAGAAGCAATTAACTCACTTCAGATTGTGGCTGTTGCATCTTCAACATTTAGTGAAGGAACATATTATGTTTACGGGAGATAAAAAATGAAAATATTAGAGCATAATGTTGAAACAAACGAGGTAGTTGAAAGAGATATGACTGCTGAAGAAGTTGCTATTGAAACAGAGATTGCACAACAGATGAGTGATAAATATCAAGAGATTCAAGATAGTAAAAATGCAGTATTGTCAAAACTTGGTATTACGCAAGAAGAAGCCCGAATTCTTTTATCTTAAAAAATATAAAGTTCGGCGCAAAATAGAGTAACAAACCTTCCCTTGAGTCTAACGACTCACCATTGGTTAACATGCTACAACTTGCTCAAATAATATTTATACTCTGATACTAACCTAGATTTCTTACTTGAATTACATCTCCTACAAAGAGGCTGAAGGTTTCCAATTGAATGGTTTCCCGACCTAGATATGGGAATAATATGATCCATCGTAATCTTTTCTGTAGCCCCGCAAAAGGCACAGGGAGAGTTGTAGAGACGTTTGTATTCTTTATCTAATATTTTATAACTCTTGGCTTCTTTGGCTATCTTACGTTTGATGTGAGAGTTGGCTACATGAAGGGTAAATCTTTCACGGTTTGCTTGGTTCCAAGCCTTAGCAGTTGCTACACGCTTCTCGCTATTTTCTTGACGATAGATAGCCTTCTTAGTCATATAGGCTTGGTCTTGCTTTTGTTGTACCCAACGCTCTTTATTTTTCTTTTGCCATTGCTTCTTATACTTTTCTGGATTAGCCTTTTGCCAAGCCTTAGAATACTCTTTGGCACATGACTTACATTGTGACTGACCTTTATAAAAATCTGTGGCAAGGCAGGTTTTTTGACATTTTTTACAAACCTTTGTATCCATACCCTAAGTTTATCAATTTTTGAACGGTATGTCAACATAGCCTATAATGTCTATATGGAGCAAGCAATACTATACCTACTATACAGCCCAGAGCATAAGGCTATTAAGATAGGCATATCAGATATCTCAGGTAAAAGGTTTGCAAGCCACAGGACCAAAGGTTGGATCTTGATTAAGTATTGGCATTTTTTTGAACGGTATAGGGCAAAAGAAGTAGAAACTATAGTACTAAGAACACTAAGAGATAGATACGGACACTATCTAACTAAAGAACAAATGCCTCATGGGGGATATACGGAGACATTTGATGCAAATAAAGTAACCAGGAGGATGTTGATCCGTATGGTCAATAGGGCGATTAAAGAGGTTTGATACCCTGGCATTTTGGACACTTAGATGTAGGGTTTGATACCCCATAAGGTACTTGGAACATAGACCCACAGTCAAAGCATAGGATGTTTAACATTATCCACCCATCCTTTGCATTTGCAGATAGGCCATCCAGTTAAGAAATATGAATAGGCCAAGCATGATGATTAGGAAAGGTTTCATGGTTTAATTATAGCAGTTATCCACAGGTTTTATGCCTAAATAATGTTAGTTATCCACAGGTTATCCACAATTAAATGTTACTGACATTTTTTAGATTTATCCTAAAGTGGAGGAAAGTGGAGGATAGTGGGTTATTGAGCACTTTTATAGATGGCGTTCGTAATGTCGCAGGGGGCCAAACCTCCTATCATAAAACCTTTACATTGTCAAACCTTCATATTTGGATAGCGGATTATACTCCCAAACCTCTATATTGTCAAGTATATTTGCTATAAAAAAACCTACAAAAATGTAGAAAAACCTCTATAAAAATATATAAAGGTTTGATAAAATATCTAAAAACCAGGGAAAAATATATGTTCTTCGTAATGTCTTTTATACTGTAGGGTTTGGTATATCTTCTGATCCCCCGCTGCAGAATGTCTAACAGGATTATGATTTATGCTGCCTACGCAGCACCGCCAAAATGCGGCGGTATAAAGAAGGATGTCTTTTACCACTAGTATAACTACGAGAGTTACCAAACCTTGCAAAGTATCTTTTAGGCATACAATCATTATACTCTGGTTTGATGTAAGGTTTGATATATAGAGGTTTGACATATAAGGTTTGATATGCTAGAATCCTGCAAAATTTTTTAGAGGGTTCGTAATGTCGTTTTTTAGGAAATAAGGTTTATCGAAACCCTGCAAAATTTTTAGATCGTTCGTAATGTCTAGAATCCTGCAAAAAAATATTCGAGTTCGTAATAAGGTTTAATGGTTAAAAGGTTTGTCGAAAAATCTCAGTCTTCGGCAGCAGCCATTTCCAAAACCTCATCAAGGGTCATGCCCTCAATAATATCATCTTCAGTTAGTTTAATAGACTTAAGAAACATTTCAAATGTATCAGCAATGTATCTGCGTCCATCATCTGAAACCTCTACAACTAATCCCTGGGCAGTTAAGTATGCCAGTGGTAAACCTAGATCGTTATACTCTATGAATGCCCTGAAGTCTTTCTCTTCCTTATAGCCTTCATATAACTCCCCCAGGATTACACACTGGGTTGCAAAGTCTGTCATACCTGTGCCTTGAAAAAGTCAGCAGGTGAGTCATACATTGTCTCAGGGTCAATCTCTCTGATGTCACAAAGAGTACGCCAAACCAATTCTAACTGTGACTTGCCCATGTCTGTAGGCTCTGCCCAATTACCAGCAACGAAGTCTGCAAGACCTAGCCCGTCCTCAAAGTCTACCCAAAAGTCTGAAGGTAAATACTCTACATTTTCTAACTCTAAGGCATCTGTATTAATCTGTGAAAGAATAACAGCAATCTTACCAAAGTCCACTTCTCCACCGCTCTCTCTGTAGGTTAGGGTCTAAGATACCCTCTTTCTCATACTGGGCACTCTCAATCATAGCAATTAATCTATTGTATGTCAAGTGTGGCAATACCCTTGCCAACATAATTCCTGTCTGGTCAAGGTCTAAGTTTAGGTCTTCTATAATAGTTTTAATTCTCATGGCTACACGCTCTTCTGGCGTTATACCCTTACTAATCCTAAAAGTCATTTAGTCCCCTTCTATCCATTATACCAAAAAGAAAGGTGGAGGGCAACCCACCACAGTCTGCCCCCCACCGTAAGTGCGAGAGTGACCCTACTCCCCCACCAGCGCAGCCACAGGCAGATACGCCTGTACAAATGAATCCCAGTTTACTTTAGTATCTGAGCCTTCTTCATACACAGTCTTATTTAATAGGTCTACGATGACTGTGAAGTCTCCTAGCATTAAGTCTTTAGGGTCAACAGCATAGATGCCAAACCCTGTCTCCTCTAGCACGGAGTCTTGAATAAGATAACTAATCATCATACGTGTTGCATATGTGTCATCTATCCACCTAGGCTTTGAATGCTCCAGGGCCATTGCTAGGTCCCGTTGCCATTCTGTCTCACCCCAGTGGCTGTACAGAACTACTGCAGGATGTGCATCTGAGTCTTTAAAAACAAAGTTGATCCGTGCTCCCATGTTTTATATCCTTACTTTGGTAGACACTTAGTGACTCGCCAGTACTTCCAGCAATCCATACCCTTATGCTCAAAGTATTTAGATTGTGCAGGCATCTTTAAACGTGCAGGAGCAACAGGGTCTGAAGCAAACGCTGGTGTTGCAGTCAATGTAAGTCCTAGTGTAATTAATAGCGCTACTACTTTTTTCATTATATTCCATTCTCTAGTTTGTTTGTTGTTTAACATTATTCGTCTACCTTCCAAGATACAACTGATAGTTGGTTTAGTACTTCATTGAGCAGTGCTGTTTCATCTTCAGCCTCTGCTTCATATGTAAAATTCATAAAATGGCCAGTGGGTTCAAATATTACTTCTACTTCATAGTTAGGCATTTTGGGTCTCCAATCCAGTAAGTTTCATCTCTTCAAGGGTAGCACAGTTAGGGCATTTTTCCAAATCAACTTCTTGAAATGCATCTCTGATAATATTATCAATGTCCTCCATCTCAGAGTCACAGTTCTCGCAGTAATACCACGGTACAGATATTAATACTTGAATAGTTGTCTCAGGTGGGCAAGGAACCTCAGTAATAAAATAACCAATGCGATTTACAAATCCCCAGCCATTCCACACATAGGTCCCGCCATCATCGCCATCTCCATACATCCAGATGTTTTCAAGTGGTTGTGTCTTGACAAACTCTACCTCATCACCATAAGTTTCAAACATGTGACCATCAAAAGAGGAGGTGCCCTCAATGTGATTCTTAATAGGCTTATAAGTGTTAAACCATTCCTCTTCTGTCATTTCAATGAAATCATTCATTTGATTCATCCAATGCTATAGGTGATGTATATTCCTTATCGTAAACTATATAGTAGGCTGCTGACAGGCCGTCAACAAAACCCTGTGCCTCTGTACGCTCCATAGACTGCATTGCGTCTGAGTAGTCGCCATCTTCTTCTTCCTTAGCAATCTCTATGAAATCTAGAGTAGCCTTATCAATCATCTGTTCAAGCATTTCTTGTGGTGTCATTGTGCCTCTTCTATTAGTTTACGGTCTATAGATAAATTATACGTCAGGACATAGCAGTTTGTCAAGGCTTGCAGATACCCTTGCAAAAATCTATCATCATTGTCTCCGTCAAGGAGTTGCTCCACATCAAGCATTTCATTCTTAAGATAACCATGCATTAGGTCAATGAGTGGTATAGAGACATCCTCTAAGGCTTTGTCCAAATATTCGGGGAGGAAAGGATACTTATCGCTCATTGATAACCTCAATCATATGTTTAACAGCATAGATTTGTCCCTCAATGTCTACCACATGGATAGAGGCAGGGTTTTCTTCAAGGTCTTGTTCAAGACTGATTAGGTGCAGGTTTAGGTATTCTTTGAATGTGTTTAGGTCCATTACTTCTTCTTTCCTAGTGAGGATTCTCTGAGGGCAGGGTCAAAGATAAAACAATAACATACGTGGCATAACATAAACTCATCTGCTTCATCAACATTAAGTTTATTTTTACACTTCTTACACTCGTAATCAGTGAATGTGGCAAATCGGGTATATATAACGTTGGTCATAATACTAAGTATAGGGGTTTGTGTTAATCTTTACAAGTTTTGGGGGTGTGATATCCGTCACATCGTAATCAGGTGTTAGATCTTCATCTACGTGTGTAGCATTGGCATCCCACTTGCTTAATAGGATTACATGTGATGATGCATGGCAAATACAGGCGGGATCAATCTGAGGCTCAACAGATGCAGTAATCTCTATAAGAGCATCACAGTCTGTACATAGATAAGTAAACTTAGTCCACATTAGTCAAAATACCCTTCTGCCCATAAGCCCTGGAGAAACTCTCTTGTAGTAACTAGGTAGTTATAGATAGCAGGGTGCTCATCAGAGTTGATTAATAGTATAGCGTTATCAACACCATATGTCATGTTGTTTAGATCTTCCAATGTATAACCTAACATTAGTTCTCCTCATCCCACCAGTACTTGACTATTGTATTTAAGGTAGTGTGGATATTACAATCACAATCCCCACCGTTCATATTTTCCATGTATTCAAGATGTTGTTCGTTGTCCATATACATCTCATTGACTAGTTCGTCAATCGTTCTCATTGTTTGGGTCATAAATTAATTGTAGCCTAAATCGTGGAAAAATGCAAATCGTTACGTAATCGTAAGGTGTGTTTTATATCACAATTTCGAAAAATTTTTTATGCACTGAAATGAATTTTTATTTATTGCGATCTGTACGGGACTTGAACCCGTGACCTCCACCGTGACAGGGTGGCGAACTAACCAACTATTCTAACAGACCATGCGAGCAGTTTTTATTCTTGCTCAGGAATTTTTTTAGTTATGCAATCTGCATTACATTTTGCACAACTTTTAGCAAACGATTTTTCTCTGCGTTAATTGCAGGGTCAAATCCACTTGCTGATGCAAGGATAGATTCGTTAGAACCACCACGAGCAGAGCGATACCAATCAAGGCGTTCTGTAAGTGCATTGAAAGCACCCCACGCATTACCAGCAATCATTCCATTATACTCGCCTGTATAGATGTCGTTAATAACATCTACCTTGTTTTCCCACTTCTTGAAAGCACCCTTAGAATCTTTTTCTGGCTTAGGGTATGCAGCCAAAATGATGTCATTGAATTGCTTAGCATTGACTTCTTTCTGAATCATAGCATTAGCCATAACATCAAAAGAGTCCATGTACTTATGAGCAAGACCAAGAGTCTCACGAGCAACGGCAACCTTACCGCTTGCGGTCTGTGTGTGACGAATCTTGAAAGATTGCTTGACACCATTCTTTTTCTTGATTGAGCCAAGAGCAAGGTTAAGAGTATTAGCGCACACAACACGAACAGGTGTGATGCTTGCTTGAATTGCAATAGAGCCATCGTGTGATGTGTTGATAAGTAAATAAGTTTTTACCTTATCTGCAACACCATTAGGGTCTAGGATAGTTTCACGTTCTAGTGCTAACGCACCGAATACGACACGACCACCCTTGATTGAGCCAGCAGTTTCCCAACGACCTCCGCCGTCTAGAATGTTATCACCGAATGAGAATAAATCTTCATTCTGCATAACGTGATAACGCTCACCAACGACACCAAGAATGTCTGTTTGTGTTGTATCTGTAGGATTAGTACGCAATACGTACTGATAGTTTTTATCGCTTGATAAATGTGATGGGGTTTCTAAATCTTCCAGACGAACATTCCAATTAGAAAGATTAGCCAAATCTAACATTTCTTTTGTTGTTTTTTCTTCTGTAAATACAGTACCCAATCCATGCCATGCGGGTTCACGAAATGATGCGAATGACGCTACGCCGTTTTGTGTTTCTAGTTCATGTGCCATGAGTTTATTTCCTTTTCTTTTGTGATGAGATTTAAGTATAACAGGACGGGCTGACAAATGCAAATCGGTATAGTTAGACATAGGGCAATTCGGACATTCTTAAAGTGTGTTCTTAAACACATGTGATCCAGGTCACACGGGTCGAAAATTTTTTGAGGGAACTAAGGGAGCAGTTTAAAAACATGCTCAGGTTTATTAGTAGCCCCCTACTAAACTTCTACTCTGTCAACACTGGATGACAAGTAAGTTACCTCTTCACCATATTGCACAGTGTCAAAGTCAATATCATAGATTGCATTCTTTGCTTCTTCTTCATTACGTGCATTAACTGTAATTGAATATTGAACTTCTACTTCAACTTCAAATTCTTTTGTTAATTCAAATCCGCAAATGTTTGCAATTTCTTCTGCAGTGCTTTCATCAAAAGTGCCATTCTCTAGCGCTTCCAAGGTCCACTCTTGCATTTCATTACGCATACGGTTGCGCTCTGCAGCCTCTGTGTATGAACGTTGTGTAACTGTTGAGATATGTGATTCAAGATTAGCAATGCGCTCATCCTTTTGCACTATCTGAGACTTAAGAAAGTCTTCTGTTGCATTGATTATTGTTGGATACGATGTTTCCATTTGGTCCATGGGGGCCTCTTTCTGTTAGTTTGTTTAATTTAATTGTACTAGGTACCGCTGACAAATTTAGTCCTACTACCCCAGGGGATCTTGCTAACCATAGCGTGAAACGCAGGGGTAGAAGGTGAGCAGTTTAGCCACATACTCAGGTGGTTTCCACTCTATTTATTTATACACGCATTTCTGTGGTCGTGTTGATTTAGTTAGAGATAACGGGCTACCGCATTGTAAGTTGAGGTATTAACTACTTCCTCATCTGTCATTGAGAGGATACGAATAGCATTTGAGATTTCCTCTTTCTGCTCATTGTATGAGTGTTGGTGCATTGTAACAAAGTCCTTCTCAGGCTCTTTAGGCATTTCTTTTTCTGTAACTGTTAAGTCAAAGTCAATGTTAAGATTGTTTGACCAATGACGATAGTTAGTACGGAAGTTTTCTGCTTTCTTGATGTTTGCTACGGCATAGTCAATAACTTCTTTCTGCCATGCTTTACGAGCCTTTTCATACTTAGCCTCGTTTGCTTCTTGTGATGCGTAGTCTGCTTCTAGTTTTGCTAGTGATGCCTCTAGTGCCTTGATTACTCTTGCAGTAGGGATTTTAACTGAGATTGCTTTTCCTCTTGCCATCTTTTATTTTCTCTTTTCTTTGGTGGTTGATTTGTTAGGGGGTTGTGTTGAGCAGTTTTACTTCATGCTCAGGAATAAGTAATTAGATTACTTAGCCGTCCAAGTTGTGTAACGAGTCTTGCCTTCTACATCTAGGGCTACTCGTACATTTCCATTAGCCTGTGGTGTAATCTCCTTGATTACTCCTGTGACCTTTGACTTCTGTGTTGTGTATGTGTCGCCTACCTTGTATGTTGCTGTTGCTACTGACATTGTATTTCTCCTTTTTAGTTTGTTGTATGTAT